CCTTCTGCCCCAGACGCTTTTGTGAATGGAATTATGGAAGGAAAAGAGTGGGTTTGGGAAGGTGGAATCCTTCGTGAACAACTCGCAGAAAAGACCGAAAAGCGTATTAATACACTTGTCGATCAAAAAAGACTCGAAGAGTACAAGTTGAACTTATTTAATGATTTCTTATCAAATCTATAAGTTCTATAAATAATATCAGATTTTACAAAAATCAATTAGCCCTTGGTAGCAATTTACAAAAAATGGATAACGTAGTAACCAAAAACGCCAAGCCCGCAGAACCAATGGTATCTGGCGGTGCATCATATGAGGATCTAGGTGGACCTACACCTACAAACTCAAAACCAGACGACGACTCAAACAAGCTAAAGATTCCTGAGCTTGCATCTGTTAAAGATGTTGTTAATTCAAAAGCAAAGCCAGCAGAACCTATGCCTGTTATGTCTAGTAACGAACTAGAAGGAGAGGAAATCTCTGAAGATGAGGCTCCTGCAACTGATGAAGTTGTAGCAGAAGAGGAAACTACTACAGACGAAGTAGTTGCTGAAGAGGAAACAACTGAGGAAGAAGTTGTTGCTGAAGAAGAGGATTATGCAGTAGACGTTGAGCAAGACGTTCAAGCACTCTTTGAAGGTGAAGAACTTTCTGAGGAGTTCCAATCCAAGGCAAGAACAATTTTTGAAGCTGCAATCAAAGAAAAAGTTTCAGAAATTAAAGAGAATTTGCAGACCGCATACGAGCAAGCACTTGTTGAAGAGGTAGCAAGCGTAAGAGATGAGTTAACAGAGAGAGTTGACGCATATCTTGAGTACGTTGCCGATGAGTGGATTCAAGAGAATCAGTTGCAAGTAGAGTCAGGTCTCAAAACAGAAATGACTGAATCCTTCCTAGAAGGTATGAAGTCATTGTTTGAAGAGCATTATGTATCTGTCCCTGAAGACAAATACGATGTTCTTGAAAGCATGGTAGATAAACTTGATGAAATGGAGAGTAAACTCAACGAGCAAATCGAAAGAAACGTTGCTCTAAATCAAAGACTAGCAGAGTCAAATTCCGATGTCATCTTAGCAGATGTTAGTGAAGGTCTTGCACTTTCTCAGAAGGAAAAACTCGCTTCTCTTGCCTCAAATGTTGAGTTTGAAAGTGAAACAGACTATCGTGAGAAACTAGTTAAGTTAAAGGAATCTTATTTCCCATCTAAGACTAGTGCTCCAAGTGCTCACTCAGAAACCATATCTGAGGGAACTGCTGTGGATAGTCCACAACAAGTTTCTTCCGCAATGGAAGCATACATGCAAAC